CTTTTATAAGCGAAATAAGAGGAATTATACACCTGATACGTATAAGCGATTACGATACTATTGTTGTGTTTATTGAAGCATTATTTGTTGAACAAGTTTTGTGATATAGCATGGCAAGCTTTCGTAGTTCATCAGAGTGGATTGGCACTTCAAGTGCCCGTTCAGAAAGAGTTCCTTCCCGAATCTGCTTTGAAGTGGATTCCAAGGAACTATCGGATTGTGTGCTAGGCGATGCCCGTTATGGATCTCGCGACACAATCACACTACAAGTGGTAAGAGATCGACCTAAGGAGGTCGTAAAACCACGTTGGGATGACAGCAATATCGGAGTCATCAGTACGGAGAAAGAGACGTACAACTTTCAGGGGAAAGTTACGTTGAATACGAATGAGATTGTTTTCCAAGGAGCAGTGCCCATCAGGAAGAAAGGACAGGGTTTTGCGACCCTAATCTGTGATGGTACTCAGTTTGATTTTACTGGTCTAGGAGGAGATGTTGGATCAGTAACAATTCATCGAGGGGAAAGTGGTCCCTTTAACTTCTCTGGAAATTTGACTCAGAGTGATGCTGGAGACCTTGTTGGAAAGTTGAAGTTGAATGGTGCTTCCGTTTTGCCGTTCAAGGGGTTCTATGTTTATTCTGCGAGCCCAAGGACGAACCAGCTGATTTTCAAGAGCATGTCTTTTACTGGAAAGGGACCTTTGCCTGATGAAGAGACTGGAGAAGAAGAAAAGAAGTTTGTACTTGATGAGGACTTTTACAAATGTTTAGAGACCATACCAGAAAGTTCTGATGAGGAAGAAGAACCTGAAATTGAGAGTGTGTGGCAGTATTTGAGAGAGTACAGTTGTCCTCACTGTCAGGGACTACCTGTTTTGCATGAGTGGGACCAATGTTGTTTGGAGAATTTTGTGGCCAACAATGGACGAGCACGTGTTGTCTGTTGGTTGGAAGCTCCTGTGAACATGATGGTTGAAACTCTGAAGGCCGCGCGCCAAATGACCAATAAGCGCGGTAGTCTCGACAGGAGAGCGTTGATTGTCGATAGCATTGAATACGCACTCTGTGAGTTTTTGTATGATGATCTGGACAACTTGCAAGAAAAGTTTGACTGGGTGAAGGAAACTTGCTCGGTGAAGTACTTTGGATGTACACCTGCTGAAACATCTGTAGGAGAAAGTTTCTTTTCCCGAATGCTCAGAGGAATCAAAGAAAAGTTTGGAGCGGCTAAAGGGAAGTTTTCCGACGTTGTTTCGAAAATTATTGAAAATGTTTTCGAGAAGTTCTCCGACGTCTTCAGTGGATTTTCGTCGATGGTTGGAAATGCTTTTGCGAAAGCCAAGCATTTCTTGAATGGTATTTTCACTTGCATGTTCAAGCCATTTCAGATAATCTCTGATTTGTCTTTTGGAAGGTGGGATAACATCTTGAAGGTAATCATCTACGTGTGCATGTTGTTTCTGGTGGTAGTCGGAGTCTTGACTTTCTCCCTTTGTTGGAAGATTGGATCTTGGCTAGTTGGAAAGTTTCTCCCTTCTGAAACATTCCATGGAGCTGCTCCTGTGCATGTTTTTGGTGCTGCTTGTGGGCTTGTGTCTCTTGCAGCCGCAGGCCTAAGTACCAAGCTTGGAAAGGAGGTGACTATGAAGATGAAACAAGTGTCGATTTTGGCTTCTGGTGGAATGATTCTTGGAAATGGAGCTAAACATTTGTTGTTTTGTCTGCCCTCAGGAATTCAGCACGCTATCGTGAGGAAGTGGGGCACCAAGGCGATGAATGCTGAGATGGATGCCAATGCTTGGATCCCAAAAGCAACAGCACTGGTGAAGGTTTCGAGTGTTGATGGAGTTCTGACTTCGAAGTTCTACTATGAGAAAGTGAATGTCTGCATCAAGGAGTTTGAACCTTTGGTTAAAAAAGTTAGTCCTGCGACTCGGAGTCACATGTTTACTCTGTACGTGAAGCTGCTGAAACAATCTGTGGTCTTGACGCGATTCCATACTCCTGGAACTTGTCGGGATGTGCCCTTTGCTTTTCATATTGCAGGGCCTCCTGGAGTAGGAAAGTCACTGTGCCTGTCCCGGTTCATGAAAGACATCTTTGAAAAGAAGGAGGAAGATGTGTACCAGCGACCGACGAGTGCTGAATTTTGGAGTGGATACGTGAACCAGAGTTGTGTCGTTTACGATGAATTCCTGATTGGAAAGCAAGATGATTTTCAGCAACTGATTGCAAGAGAGTACTTGGCCCTGGTGTCTTCTAGCGAGTTCCAGCCCACGATGGCGTCTGTGGATGATCCCATGGTTGGCCGGAAAGGAACGATGGCGCAGCCTGATGTGGTCGTCACCATGAATAACACTTTGTACAATCAACCAATGGTGAGCACGACGGCCTTTCAGAGAAGGAGGAATTTTGTGCTTGAAATGGGAGTTATTGAAGGTACTCCTATGAAAGGAAACAATGTGGATCTTGCATCGATGAGCCAGGACGATCTTGAAGCCCTTAGTTGGATTGGTTTTCGGATCTTGCCCGGGGAACATTCTGATTATGTTCCGAAAAGAGAAAAGGCACCTTATTACTCGTATGAGCAAGTTGTTGAAACTGTGAAGGAGATGTATGAGGAACACAAGCAATTGTGCAAGAAAATCAAGAACTGTGTCACCCAGGCCGATGATGCAACTACGCCTCAAGAGATGTTTGATGAAGCACTCAAGACCGTGTACAACATTCCTGATGAGGATCTGAGTTTGACTGAGACTGCATGGAGTTTTCTCATGGGAGAACCCTTGCCTACTGATGAGTCTAAGAAAGAGGCGACATTCAGTGGTATGAAGCCTATGATGTGTGGTGGCGGTGCGCTTCCTGATGATGAAGGTAAGTGGACTGTGGTCTCTAGCAAGAAATCAAAGAGCAAGGTGACGTGGATTGAGAAGGCACCATCTACTTCTGATGATGTTCCTGATGGGTCCAGCCGGAACTTATCTTTTGTATCCAATCCTAAGGATGAGTCTCTGGTGGATCAGATCATGAGTTATGACATGAAGGAGAAGTTGCTGGTTGACATCTTGCATGAACAGAATGGACGAGCGATTGCGGACAAGACTCTTCACTCCCATCGCTGCATCAAGTGCAACAACTTGTACACGCACTTGAATACTGACCATGTGGGTCTTTTGTGCCCGAGATGTTACAGCTACGCTTCTCCGAAGGACAAGAATTTCTACCTGAATAGGGCAAGAAAAGAGAGAAAGCGATTGTTGAGCCTTAAGATTGACCAGGATGATACCTCTAGTTCTGAGGACACATCTGAAGCTGATATGTTCCATTCGGCTGATGATGAGCCTTATGAACCAATTCTGGATTACAATCACCAACCGATCGATCCAAGTGGGGTTCGTGTTGACAAGAAGATCAAGGTTCATAGACATTTTTGTTCGAATGCCGAAATTGGGTGTGAGGAGATGATCAAGCACGATGATTTCAAGCATGAAGAGATGTTTTGCTCCAACTGTCATGCATCCAAAGCTGAGACAAGGCGCGATGTGAAGTATGCTTCCAAGGTTGGCGGATGGACGTTCATCATGAGGACACAGATGCTGGTACGAAATGCTGAGGAGAGTTTCATGGAGTATTCAGAGAGAGTGGGTACTTACTGGAAGGAACTTGTGACTGGGTTTTGCGCGCGTCTGGACTTTGTTTTCGCTGGAATGATGGAAGAAGACCCAGGACTCTGGGGAACTGGATTCTCTGGATTCTTGCGGAATCTCTTTGGAGGACTCGTTGGCTCCACTGTGATGTGGGGAGTGTTCTGGGGTGTCGGAATTGCCTTGTCATTCTGGGCTCTTAAGGCTGTCCTTGGCTTTATCCTTGGAAGTAGTGAGAGCTTGAAGGCTGACTTTAGAGGATGTTCCCAGGTGAAAACTAAAGCCACGAGGGCTTTTCGTGGTCCGAGGAAGCCAGTTGGAAAAGCAAGTTACAGTGGGAAGAAAAGAGCATTTGGCCCACTTGAGTTCTACATGAGTGGGTTCTCAAAACCTTTCTTTGCATTGCCTGTGAGAGATAAGTGGGTGCAGACCTATGCCCACTGGCTTGTTGGACCTTGTGCACCTGAGCAAGGTTGCAAAATGACCATTGTCTATGGTGATCAAAAATATGAAGAGATTTTTGATCGCCGTAGACTGTTGATTGATGAAGCAGAGGATATCGCTTTCTACGAGATTGGTACTCCGAGTATTGGCTCTTTGCCGGACTACATGAATACCTATCCTACGTCTGCTGACATCTCTGAGAATGAAAGAGTGTCTGTGAGGATTGAGACCAAGAAAGCCATTCGGTATGGGACTGCGAGTCTTGTTGGAAACATGAAGTATGTTGTTGATGGAAGATGCTACTATTTGCCGGAAGTCTGGTTCTGTGATTTCCCAGTTGAAGACGGTGATTGTGGATTGCCAATTGTGGCTACTTCTGGGAAACTCATTGGGAAAGTTCTGGGCTATGTGGTTGCAGCTGCTGACAATGAGCCTATAACAACCCTGTGTGCTTTGCTGGATCGTGAGCAAGTGTTGAACTCAATTGAACCCTCTTCTAGAGGTGGTTTGAGTCAAGATGCCTCCAATTCCAGTTTCACCGGAAAGGCTCCGCTGCCGAATATCATCTCAAGGAGAAAGCTTCCATTTAGAGAGCAGGTTTTCATGCCTGCTAAAACGAAACTTGAGAGGAGCGCTGTTAGTGAACACCTGGACTGGAAGGTTGTTAAACAACCTGCGATTCTGACTCACTGTGATCCAAGAAGTGATAAGAATCCAATCGAAACTGCGATTCAGAACTTTGGTTCTAATGAGCAAGTTGAGATTCCACATTCCAGGCTGACGAGAGTGGTGGCGGAAATGTATTTGGATTACCGAGAGAATCTGCATTGGCCTGTTGGAAAACGGGACCTTACTTTTGAGGAAGCTGTGTTTGGAGTGCAAGGATTCATGTCGCATCTTGATACTCGAACGAGTCCAGGTTGGCCTCACTGTAAGTTGAACAAACGAGGAGGTAAGAAGGACTTTTTCTGGTTTGATTCTGCAGGAAATCCCTGTTACAATGAAGCGTTCAAGAATGCGGTGATGGAGAGATACCATGAGTTCAAAAAAGGAAATATTCCTGAGACCCGCTGGGTTGGATATTTCAAGGATGAACTGGTGAGTGAAGCCAAGATTGAAGAGGCGAGAACGAGAGTCATCTTTGCTGGAGACGTGATTATGACTGTGGTGATTCGAATGGTTTTTGGGGCATTTTATATTGCCCTGGTCTATTCCAGTCCCTATGTATGCCAGAAACTCGGACTGAATCAGTATTCTCATGATATGGATTCGATCTATGAGTGGATGACAAAGAAGAAAAACATGAGGTATCTTTCTGGCGACTTCAGGAAGTTTGATCAGAAGATGCAGGTTCCTGTACAACAGGCAACTTACAAGCTTCTCTGGAAGCTGGCTGATTATTCTGGATTGTCTGCAGAAGGATGGAAGAAGTTTTACGAGAACCAGGTACACTCTGAGCTAATGCTTGGAGATACTGGCTTTCGTGTGCTTGCTTACAACCTGTCTGGAAACTTTTTTACCAACTGGGTCAATGGAGCTTGCGTTGAGATTTTCATGCGGTTGAAGATTCCTGAGTTGGATCCGAGAGCGGTTCTTCATGAGACGTTTGAGCTGGCTATCCATGGAGATGATAATATCATTTCATTTCTCCACGGTTTGCAAATTACTGGACCAAGAGTGCAGAAAGCGATGAGTGAAGTTGGACAAGAGTACACCTCAGACCAGAAAGATGAAAAAGTGATTCCTGATTTTAAGTGGTTCAATGAGATCACTTTCCTTGGAGCTTACCCGAGGAAGTTGTTTGGTCGATGGACTGGTGCTTTGAAGAAGGAAGTGCTAAAACAAAGCTGTCAATGGACGAGGAATAAGAATGCAACGCTTCCAACTGAACTGTTCACTTTGATTGAGTTGGCGGCAGCGTGGGACGAGGCGTTTTTCATCGAGTATTCCAGGTCTATTATTTGGGCTTGTGAAAAAGCTGGAGTGCACCTGCCTGGTGAGGTTGATTTCATGGCGATGAGGCTGGACGTTGTGTCAAGAACGGCACTATCAGGCGAGCAGTTTCCGAGGTTTACTGGATGTGCTCCTACTGGCGGTGCTAAACCGAAGGATACGAAGCAGAACCAAAGTAAACCAGCTTTGGGTTTATTGAGAACTGGACAAGTGAAAGCAGAGACTAAGATCTTCCATCCGCCTGAGCATTCGAAGATGCATTTGGCGGCTGAGGAATGCATGGGCCTGGACTACGCCCTTGAGGGTCCTGTGGCCAGAGGCTCAATTGCGTGGACTGCCGATGATGGTTTTGATGATGAATTGTTGAATATCGAAGTGCCTCAAGGAATTTTGGCACTTGGTGATTCAAGCAATTTGCAGAACATGGCCTTTGAAAGGTTTCTTTTCTGGAGAGGTGACATAACCTTGTGGTTTCAGTTGAATGGAACTCCTTTTCAGTCCGGAATGTTGTTGGTTTATTTTGATCCGTTGAGAAATCAAACCGACACAGTTTCACTGGCTATGGGGTACCGTCGTTCTTTGCGACTGCAACCCAAATCTAGTGACACATTTCCGCTGACGATTCCATTCCAGTTCATGTTCAACAGAATGGCGACGAACTCATTAGATGAGGACTTAAGGAGTCTTGGTCGTCTGAAGATCAGAGTGTTGAGTCCTCTCATTCAGGGCTCAAGTGATTCTGAAGGAGTGACTGTAACGATGTATTCAACATTTCCGAACAGTTGCTTTTCTCTGCCTAGACCAATTCCTACTTCTTCTGAAAGAGAGTTGATGGCGGCGAATTTCAGGATGGATGAACCGTTGGACCGATCTTTGAGAAAGTTGAGGCTTGAGGCAAAAGCTGAAAGTCAAAGAAAATATACAGGTCGAGGCCCGATCAGGAAAATCAAAGAGAGGATGAAAGAAGCTATGGGAGAAGTGAGTATGGAAACTGTGAAAGACGCTTCTCAAGCGATGACCATGGATAAGCCTGTACTCGATGGGCTAGGAGCTCCTATGCATGGGTATTTTCCAGGAATGGCCAAAACCTCTGGGTTGTCATCAACTCATGTTTTGAGTACGATGCCTGCTGAGCAATCTGCTGCTGCTCATGTTCTTGGTGACCCTGAAGAAACTAAGATTGAGTTCCTTGCGAGTAGGCAAAGCTTGTTGAAAGCCGTGAGTTGGACTAAGGATGATGCTGTTGGTGACATCTTGTTGTCAGTGCCGCTCACTTCAAGTTTGCGAACTTACACTGCCAAAGATGCCAAAGTAGCCTGCCCTAGTTGTGTGGCTTTGATAAATATGTTTGAGTTCTGGCATGCTGATTTGGTTTTCACCTTCTCTGCAGTCAGGACTGCGTTCCACTCTGGAAGACTGGTGGCGTATGTGACTTATGGTCCTGAGGCTGGCTCAAGTTCAGTTATGGGTCAACAGCTTGAGCAGATGGATTTCATTGGTGACAATGACGAGTACAGCCTTAGAGTGCCTTGGAATTCGATTTCTTCTTGGCTAGTCACTTTTCGAGGCACGGAATGGGGCCACACTTCTTACTGGCAGCTTGGATGGTTGTTTCTGTCGGTGCAGAATGTTTTGAGGTCTCCTGATACAGTGAGTGATACTGTTGACGTGTTGGTGTCAGTACATATGGAAAATACACACGTCTCAGTGCCAAGAGCAATGTTGGAGCTTCCTTTTACAAGTGCGACCTGGTCTATCACTGATGTTACTACTGCCACCTCTTCTGGTAGCAGTACTTATACGACCAGTACAAGACCCATGGATACTCAGTGCTCTGTGACTTACAGTGGTAAAATGCCTAAGAAGACTAAAACCATTGTGAATCAAAACATCAGAGGAGATGTGGTCCATGTGCTCGCGGATGATGAGGAGGTTCCTGAGAGTGGCGAAGTTCCTGCAAGTGTGGCTCAGGAAGTAAAAGGAAAGTATGATGTGGCTACTGGTGAATCGCCAAAGGAGGCTTCTGGCCCTACACTCGACCAGAAGACGGAGGATATCACCGAAAATGATGCTGAACCTCAAGCTAAGATCGGAGAGAACAGGTTCAAGAAAAAGTTCCCACATGAGATTGTTGACATTCACGAAGTGATTCGGAGGTACAATCCTATTGATGAAGTGAAGTTGGTGGATGCCAATTTTCCCAATGCTAATCCTGTGTGTTGGGAAGGAGTGAAGCTTGATTCAACGAACAAGATTCAAGCACATATTGGCATTAATTTCGGACAGATGTGGGGCTTCGCTGAATGGTTTAGGTTGTTTTCGGGAAGCATGCATCTTCGCTTGTACATTCCTGGAGAAAAACCTGTGGCCTGTATCATGGTACCGAATGATGGCTCGGTTCAGTCCATGGGTGCGTTCATTTGTGCAAAAGGAATTGAGAGTGGCAAGAGTAATCGAGCAGCTGTCAGGACTTACAACACTGACGCAACCACCCAGCAGAGAGTGATCTACCGCGATGAGTCAACAGTGTGGACAAGGTGGACTGGAGTGGCACTTGAAATGACTTATCCTGTTTCTGGATCTAACTGGATTGATGTCTGCGTGCCATTTTATGCTGTTCAAGATCGGATTCAAATCCATCCAACGAATCCTGTAAATTTCTTTCGAACGCGAGTTTACTTTGTCTTTGGAGAAGGTGTTGAGCTACCTGATGGTGTGATGGTGTATGTGGCTGCTGGAGATGACTTCCGATTCTCATGTTTTGGAGCTCCAGCTGTGGCCTACAGTGGAATGGGCCTTGCCTATGACATTCAGGGTGGGATACCTTGGAAAGATCCAGTCCCTACGACCACCTCAGGTTGAGGGTTGTTGTTTTGATGTCTACCAATCTGACCTTTCACGTAGTGAATGTAAAGCGCCAGCAGTCAGGAGGGAGGTAGATGTCTTCCCCCGGTCCAATTTGTAGGACCATTCCCAATTTTGATGTTTGCTAAACTGACCTTCCACTTTGTGGATGTAAAGCGCCGGCAGTCAGTGTGGAGGCAAATGTCTTTCCCTTACTCTTAATTGAGTATTTTTCTTTTGTGTATGTTTGATTAATTGTTTGTGTTTATTTAACTATATTGTTTTAATTTGTGTAACCTACTATTATATATTCTATATTATCTATCATGAAAAATTCGAAAAACCTCG